GCGCATAGCCCCGGTCAAACGTATGCTCTGCATCTACGAAACAACAACGCAAACCTTGCTTTTGGGCCTCAACAATAGCGTGTAAGGTTAGCGTTGTCTTACCACTAGCATTTGGACCATAAATCTCTATGATTCTACCCCGAGGATATCCCTTGATACCCGAAAGTCTGTCAATACCTAAAGAACCGCTGGGAATAACAGCTACTTCCGGTATCTCAAATACATCAGCAGTTTCAATCGTGCCCTTGCCAAAAGTCTTCTCTACTTCAGCAAGAGCCTTTAATCTAGCCTTCTCACTCATCTTAGCCTCCATATGAAAATAGACAGTTCCTGGAGACGCCATAACCATAAGTCGGCTTATCTCCAGGACTGTCTACAAGATCAGCTGCCTGCAGCAGCTTGCAACTGCTTACGAAGAGCTTCAGCATCATCTGGGCTTGGCGCATCGTTGGACACAGTTGGGGCTCCCACACTAGCTGCAGAAGGGATCTGTGCGACATATTCAGCCCCGGCCCCTCCTGCTAGTAAGTCAACCATTTCATCGTAACCCATCTGGAATCCTACCTCAGACAAAGCGGGAAGCTTCTCAGCGACAGGAGTTTCAGAATCGGCAATGATAATAGTTGTTTCGTAACGTGTCTTGAGACCCTTACCGGACTTACGGATAGTAATATCCTTACCACCCGCAACCTCAGTAATATCCAAAGAGTTCTCTCGCATGACGTTCAAAATCTGATTGAACACAGTAGCAGGTGCCGCGTAGATCTGTACCTTGACTTCTCCGACCTCAAAAGGAACCTCATCCGCATCGGGACGAGCCTTCTTAAACTCAACCACATCCTGGGCTGTATAGGTCTGAGAACTCACATCTACAACATTGAGGAAATAAGCACTCTTGGCTCGAAGGTCCTTTGCCAAGGTTTGTGCACCTAGGTCGCTCTTATCCTTCTTCAAAGAAGTTACGAGCGCACAGACTGGGCAATCACCTGTAAGTCCCGGTGTCTTTTTAGGACACAGGACAGGACCCTTAGAATCCTCGGTAACATTCCAATGCTGCGCGACCTCACGCCAGAACTGATTAGCGTAGTAACCTTCGCTAGTCCAGCCAGGCATGATCCGGACTCTATTTGCTCCGGCTTGCGGCTTCCAAAACTTCGCGCCACTGCCACCGCTCTTAGAGAGCTTCTCATCAAGACGCGCCTTCTGATCGTTTAACTTGTTCCAATCTAATCCCATAATTTACTCCTTTTGTTCTCTTTTTTGTTTTCGATATTGATCTTGTAAAAGACTAGGATCACTGGCCATCTCTGCACGCAGATTTGCACCTAATGACACTAGGCAATCTTTCTTGTGAATCATAGCATCCCTAGCTGCTTTTATCAACCCAACCATGCGCTGTGCGTCAAAGTATTGGTCCTGCACCTCACGGTACAATTCGTGTGTTATTACGACGTTTTCGACCTTTTTTTCACTAACGCGAATACCTGCCGCCTTCAGATTCTCGCGAGCCTTTACGTCAACGTGAGCATACGCTCGGCCAAGCTCAGCCTTGAGTCTACGTTCCTTGTCCAGGGCAAGTTCATACGCCGTTGCGTACCAATTGAACCGCTCTGAATGTAGTTCATATTCAAGGCTCAAGTTCATTCGGTCTATATGAAGATCCTTGACAAGCTTAGATGGATAAGCCAGCCCGTCTACTTCAAACTCATCTACTAAAGGATCACTCATTGGATTACCTGCGCGGTAAAGATTGCCACCATATATGCAAACACATATAGGAGATACACAACCACTGTAGCTGGAACAGCTGCAATCACGAGCTTCAATAGAAACTTCGCTAGTTCTTTAGTCGTTGCGTTTAATACTAACTGAGAACCCATTTTATCCTCCTTTACTTCCCTTGAATATTCTGTAACTGTTGTTGCTGGTAGTGTTTCGAACTCTGTGGTCATATTTTTTGCTTTTCTGCCCAATTGGTTACTGAAAATTCTAGATCCACCAGGATTGGCACTGAAAATTCAGGAAAGTCTTCCATTGTGGCCTTGATAAGTGGAACGAGATGAAACTCTGATTTGTGTAAGTAGATCTGAATTTCATCATGAACAAAGTTGACGATGTGAGATTTCCAGTCTTTCAATAGATCATGCACACGTACTACAGCAAACTTGAATAGATCTGCTGCTGTACCCTGGATAAGAAAGTTCACCCCTTGTCTACCTGCCTTAGCTTCTAACCAACGCATATCCTTCTGCTTGAGTATGCGTACTGCTCGGGCATGCGGTAGGTTTCTTATTCTACCAAAGAAATTCTCAACGCTTGCATGACGCCTAACAGTACGCTTGCCTTGATTAACAAATCTTTGTACACCAAGATAAGTGTCCAAGTAATTATCAATGTATCGTTGGCACACTTTGACCCAATTATCATAACTTAAGTGTGCGTATTCTTCTGGTCGAGGAATCTGTTCAGAAAGTCCGGGTGCGCCTACACCATAAATAATACCGAAGTTAATGCGCTTCGCGATAGTGCGAAGATTTGTATACTCAGTAAATAATGGGTGCTCGTTGCCTTTTTCAAAGACCTTGACTACTTCTTCATACTTATGCCCAAACATCTCGCACAAAGTTCTAGTATGAATGTCTTGGTCTTTTGCATACGCATCTAATAACAGAATATCTTGTGAATAATGTGTAGTAAGTCTAAGCTCAACCTGGGAATAATCCGCAAAGAGGTACAGCCACTCACCTGGAGGACAAGGAAACGCAGCCCTTATGGACTTGTCTCTACCTGGGATGTTCTGTAGATTTGGGTCTCTACTGCTCATCCGACCTGTTACAACATTCTGGTTGAAACTACAATGAAGAGTGTTATCAGGTGCAAGCCGCTCTAAGATGCCCTGAACATACGTACCGTGAAGCTTTGTTACGGTACGTAGCTCCAAAACCTTATCAACGATAGGGCTACCTAAAGCCACACGGCCAAGTGCTTTAGCATCGGTCTTGTAGTGTTTATTGCAATCATCTGCTTGACAGTTAACACACTTTGGTGCCCCATCAGTCTTTTTGGTCAAGGGCACACCTGCGGCAATGAAAGCCTCTGAAAGCTGTGGGTTTGACCCAAGATTGATGTTGCCTAATGTTAACTGAACTTCTGTAGTCAAGGAAGAAATCTCAGCTTCATACTGAATCTTCAGCTCTTCAAGGTATTCCCGATTAGCACCAATCCCTACAGATTCAGCTTCCATGATGGCGCGGGCCATCTTGATCTCGTTAATATAAAGCTTTCGACGCTTCTTCGAAAAACTCACATTCTTCATCACATAGGTGTAAACCGCGTTGGTGAAGAACGTGTCCAAACCTGCATACTCAGTCATCAAGGGTACTGGAATATACCCGTAATGTATATCAGCTTTCTTTACACCTCTATCCGGATGGTCAAGGAACTCTCTCTCTTTAATATACTTCTTTAGCTGATTCCGATTGTACGATTGAAATGCTGGGTCTTTCTGTAGGAAGTCTGCATGTGTCATTACCGCAGCATTAAACTGCTTTTGTCTAGCACGAGATTCCTCAGTCCGCCACTTCCCAACAGCCTTCTCCAACTTATTAGCCTTGGGACCAATCAAGCCCTTTTTACGCCTACCCAATAAGTCTGTCCAACCCGAACAGATATCCTTCAAGGCTGCAGGCCCATTTTCATCAAAGAACTTCCACAAAATCAATGTATCATGGAAAGGTGTTAGTATTTCAACACCATCTGCACGGTAAAAGTGAGCGTCAAACTTCCAGTTGTGCCACAAGGTAAATACGTCTTGTCTAGCAAAAAACTTCTGTAAGTCCTCCCGAATATCATCCATATCTAGTTGTGCAGGAGGTATGCCCCCTGTGACAGATTCAATATGTCGCAATGGAATATAGAAATTGTACTTACCCCAACCAAAAGACAACCCAACTATTTTATCTCCTGTAGCATACTGAAACCCCGAAGTCTCAGTATCGCAAGCCACCATTTCCTGTTGATTGAGAAGCTCATAAAAAGCAGCCCATTCAGCAAGAGTATGAACCAAATAAAGTCTAGCGTCATTAATCCCCTTGAAACAGGTCATAGGAACGCCGTTTACTACATCATAATCTAGGTCAGTCAGCATTAGTCCACGTCAGCATTGCAAGCTCAATGTCTGCGGTTCCATCACGCATACCCTGCGTAATTCTCTCGTCGTCTGCACATGAGTATGTGCGACAAGTCATCGGACGTTGGTCGTAAATGGAACAACGTCCATTTTGTAATAATGGGCAAGAAACCCCGATAGGTCCTTCTAGGTAGTAATGATCTTCGTCTTTGATCGTATGTACTGAGATCACATGCATAGTTGCCAGAAGAGCAATCCTTCCCATGCCAATCGCTTTAGCGTCTTTAACAGTGAGCTTGACAGCGTACTCCCCGTACAACCCACTGTTGTACTCATCTGGCGTCAAATTGACCAGGAACGCAACACAACAAGCTGCTGTGGAGCACTCATCACAAGGAGCTGGTGCGGACTTGGGCGCGTTCTTATGAAACAACCGAACACGCGACCGCAATAAATGCTCCTCACGCAACTTAGCACCACGAGCAGCTACTTCCGGTATATTGTATGTGGGCAACCGACGTCTGGCCTTCTTTGGCTCTTGAGGTAACGGTTGCTTTTCCGGTGTGGGGACGCTCAATACATAATCCGGAAGTCTACCTTCCTTCACAAGCTGTTGCAAGTGCGAAGGGCGCAAAATCGCCAAGTGGACAGGTTTTTTGAGTACATCACTCATTTAAACCTGCCTCCGCAAGTAAACGATCAAGCTCAGCAGCTATAAGTGCACCAGCAATGACAAGCTGATCTATGCGATTATTCTTATGTTTTTCAACAAGACCCCAATCTTGTATATATCCTTTTACCCAAAGGTCATTTGCTGCCAATCTCGCGGCATTTATAGCAAGCTCACCTTGTGTATGTTCAGCATCATGCTCTTTATCCCACGTTGTCAACTGTCTGTTTCGTTCAGCAACAATCAACTCAGAACCAGGGGTTAGTTGATCATAGAATTCTTCTTCAGCTTTCCAATTATCATTCGTCATTTCAGCCCAAACTTTTCTGCGTTCTTCTTCATCATCCGCTTACTATGATCCGCAGACCGTTTACGCATAGATGCCTTACGATCAGCATGGTCCATAATACTATACCGGCCTATACCAGGGGTGCCAATACAAGTAATGTTATCTTCACCACAACCAGGACACTCCATGACTAATGCTGGATCATCCGCAGTTCCTGCATCCTTCCAAAAGATGTCGTCATAGTTTAGTTTACAATCCTCACAGTAGAACGCATGTGTCTTCCAGCCCATTACTCTCCCTCCTCGCCCGGAGTGCGGGCAGGTGTTGCCGGGGTAGGCGACGCGGCCACGTCCAGCGGCCTCGCCATCGTCTCGTAGTCGAGCGGCGTATCGAATCCGCCTGGGGTGGTTACGCCCTCGGCAGCGGACTCGACTAGCCGCCGTGCACGCACCTTTTCCAGTGCGTCGTTCCGCCGGTAAATCGACCGCAACCACTCCGGGCTGTTGGCGACGTCCCATGCCGCTAGCTCCAGCGCATCGCCCAGAGTCATGGGGCCGGCCTGCTTGGGCCTCAGGCTCTCGTCCAACATGGATCCGGGGCTTGCCCCGTAGATTGCTGCAAGCTCGACCAGCCTCGGGAAGCTGGGAAGGTTGGCCCCGAGTTCGTACTGGGAGATGGTGACGCCGGCCTTTCTGCCCTTCAAGCCGAGTCTGCTCGCCACCTCGGCCTGCGTCATGCCGGCCAACTCCCGGGCGTCCCGCAGCACCTCACCGAGTCGGGATGCCAGCTCGTGTCGCTTTATCACTGTCCCTCCTCGCCCGGCTCCGGGGTAGGGCCAGGCCCACGGTGCTGCTCGGCTAGCTCGCGGAGCACTCGTTCTCGGGTCCTGTGCTCATATGCCAGCTGCCTCAGCGGATGGGTGGCGGGCACGCCCTTAGCTGCCCATTCGTCCCAGAGGCGAGCCATCTTGCGCTCCTCATCGGCGAGCCATTCTAGCGTCGCGGGGTCGAGCTTCACTGGTCCCTCCTCGCCCGTCTCCGGGCCTCCCTCTGTCGTCGTCGTTCCGCTCTGGCCAGCTGCCGCGCCCGCTGCTCGCGAGTCGGATGGCGCAGGAAGAAGTTGCGGGTT